AATCGCCTTCTCGGCTGACTCGACCATCGACTTGGTATCCATCCGCATCAGGTCATCCAGTTCAAACCGAGTGCCAAGTGTCTTGCCCTCAACCCGGTCCAGACCCAGTCCTTCGTCCAGATGCGCCTCAATCGATTCCATCGGCGCCTGCAGGCAGTCCGAGTAGTAAATCTGGTTGAGCACCTCGACCGACTGGTAAGTCGGTGGCGTGCCGATGCCGATTTTCCAGGGAGGAACGTGGAACGCAGAGCAGACTTGTTCAGCGGACAGTTTCAGTTGATCGATCAGTTGCGAATCGACCGCGTTCACCGCCATCTGCTCGTAACTCATTCCATCACCAAGAACAGCAACCTTGCCGACGTTCTCGCCGGTGTAGTTCTTGTCCCAGTGCTGCTTGATACGAAGAGCAACGTCATCAGCAATGTGAGCCGGCGCAGTGATAACACCGCCTGGCGTCGATCCGTTCGCGAAGAACTTGCTCGAGTTGTTCTGGATGTTCAAGCCATGCATCGCTGCTACACCGCAGGCGTAGATCGGCGACACACCAACAAGCGGGTGATGCAGGCAGATCATCGTGTCGTGAATGATCTCGCTCGCAGGCACCGCCGGCAGGCCCGTCTGCAGGCCAGCCAGATAATCGTCCTGCAGTTGGTAGTAAACCGCCCCGTCAGGAGCGATCATCGGCGAAACCCGGCTCGGATCAAGCACGTACATTGCCCGAACAACGCCGCGCGCATCGCGCTCTTTCAGAATGTACGTATTGCCGTGGATCAACTTCGATGTGACCCACTGCTCGATGAACTTCTGGCGCGTCTGATAACGATTCGGCTTGCGCAACGCGGGCCAGAATGGCGACACACCCTTTTGCTCAGACCAGACCCCATTCGCATCGCGCTCAACCAACTTCAGTCGAAGCTTGCCGATGTCGCCGGAGATCAGTGTGACGCAGGAAAAGACTGCGAAATAGGTCAGAACCGAATCACGGTCGACTTCGGTGTTCTGCTGGAATGCGCCCGCAAACGACTCATAGATCACCGACCAGGCGCTGCGCGAATTGACAGGCGCAAGCCACCCCTTCTCGACAGGCTTATCGCGCCTGCGAGCGGTGATTTCCCACGGGCCAAAACGCACGATCAGACCTCGTCTTTCGTCGGAGTCTCAACGATTTCGACCGGCTCTACGACCTCCGCAGACTCAACAACTTCGGGAAGTGCGACAACAGGCTCAGCCTGTTTGCGCTGACGCTTTGAAGGCGGCGGCGCGACATACGTCGATGCGCGGCGAATTCCGATGAGTACACGGGCATGCTGCGGAAGGCAGTCGAATACATCACCCGCGATCAACCGGCGCGTGCCGTACTTCATGGACTTGTTGGCAACGAGCTTGACCATCATTTCTCCTTTGCAGGAGCGGCCCGACCGAAGTCAGGCCGCACCCTTACGACTTAGGCCGAAACTGCAGCGCCGTAGTCGCCGTCACCGATGTACGCAACCGCCGAAGCACGACGCTTCGCGTAGTTGATCGGCATCGTCACCTTCACGGCAACCGAGTTCGACTGGAACATGCTGACCATCTGCTTCGTCTGCGCAGTCGGCACACCAGCGTCACCCGTCGGGTCGTCGGCCATCTCGATCGTCGCCTGATCCGAGATCGCAACGCTGATCCCGCGGTCGCCGATCTTGTAGATGTCGCTCGGCTTGAGCAGGATCAGATCGCCGGCACCCACGTTGTCACCCGTGACCACCGGATCGCCCTCGAGCATGCCGCCCATCTGAGTGAGCTCGGGGAACTCGCGCTGACCCAAGGCATTTCTCATCAGGCTGATCTGCTTGGCCAGCGACGGCCCCATGACCCAGTACAGGCCCATCGCGTTCTTCGCCGTGATGAACCCGGCGTAGAGCGTGGCGATGTCGGTGCGCAGCGCATCGGCATCGACGCCGCTCGCACTGCCGGCCGACAGACCATTGAGAATGCCGGCAGGCGACACACCCGCAGACGCTGCGGTAGTCGACAGGAATGTCGCGTCAATCCGCTGACGCGCCGCTTCCACAAGACCATCACGCACGAGCATTTCCGCATCCGGCGAAGACTCGCGGATCAGACGCTTCGTGATAGATGCCATCGCGTCGACTTCCAGCGACGTCAGGTTGACGTCTGAGAAGTCCATCGACGTGACCGGGATCGCCTTGCCTTCGCCGACCCAGTACGCCGTCGCAGCGCCGTCCTGGCCCTTGATGGTGACGTTCTCTGGCACCGAGCGCAGCGGCAACTGACCGAAGACAGTGCGACCGTACAGGTACTCGATGAAGTCTCCGGTATAGCGACCGTCGAGCGAGATGAGTTCCGATCCCCAGTCGCCAGTAGCGGTGCCGGACGAACCGGCGGCCACACCAGCCTTGATCACCTGCACCAGTTGCGGATTCGTCTTGCCCCACCGCTCCGCAGCCACGTCGCCCGGCGTGCGCTGCTCGAGGAAGGCAACAGCCTTCGCGATGACGCGACGGGTGAAGTTCTGACCAACGAACTTCTCGTCCGGGTCATGCTTCGGGATGATGATCGTCGGGCCACGCGAACTCGACGCCGACTTCTGCGTGTCGCCCTGGACCGGCACCGCTTTGGCGACGTTCAGTTGCTCCAGCATCTTCAGATCGGACAGTTCGTCGTCGAACCTGCCCATTTCGGCAGCAAGGTTCTTGAACTCTTCGCGCTCGGACTCGTCCTTCCCGCGGCCTTCAGTCTCGACACTCTTCTGAATGTCGTTCATGCGCGCGAGCGTGGCGGCCTTGGCCGACTCGATCGCTTGAATGCGCTCTTGGTACGTGCTCATCTTGATTCCTTTGCTATGGGCGTAAAAAAACCCGCTCGAGGCGGGTTGGTTTGGCTTGCCCGTAGCGCCGGGCGGGGGGTCGTCATCGGGCGGGCCAGACGCGGCCCTCTGCTCGGTGTCGAATTTCTTGACGGACATGATCGATGCCTCGGCGTTCGCCGGGATGGTGACGGCCGACAACTCGAGCCACTCCCATTCCTTGAACCGCAACGACCAGGTTCCCTTGATCTCTTCCACGTCCAGGCCGCGGAACCCGATCGACAGGCCGCGCACCAGGCCGGCCTTCAGCAGTTTCACCGCCTCGTCGATGCGATCAGTCACGCCGCGCTTGATCCAGCCTTTCACGCTGATGCCGTCCTGCGTGACCGTGGCTTCCTCGACCATGCCGATCGGCTGACCGGAGTCGTGCTGCCAAAGCAGCGGAATCGGCAGCTTGAACTTCGCGCCAGCCGACTCGACGACATCGCCCATGCGATCAGGTGTGGGAGTCGTGGCGACGCCCTCGATCCAGACGGTGTCGCCATCCTCTTTCACCGCCTTGACGTCGATGACGGAGTAGGCGCGCTGCACGCCCTCGAGCGCGTCCTTGATTCGCTTGTTCATGCATCATTCCTCAGAAGAACATCACCTGGAACTGCTTCTCTGGCGCGGACTTCAGCGACATACCAGCCGCCATCACCGCGGCAACGATGCCGTCCACGCGCCCAGTGGCACGCCGCTTCGTCACCTTCCGATTGCCAGCAGGGTCGGTGTCCAGCACCGCGCTCGCTGCGTTCCAGGTCATCACCGGATTGCCGTCGTGCCTCAGTTCGCCCGACACCAGCATCCGCTCGTACTCATCAACGGCAGGTGCCATCGACTTGAACCCTTGTCCAAAACCCTCTAGCGGTAACTCGGCACCTTCATCCGCAACCAACGCAGAGAAGTCCTCAAAGCGCCAGAGGTCGTACCCGACGCTCGTCATCCGATACCGGCTCGCGGTCTGCACCACGCGCGCCAGAACGAACCGCTTGTCGATTGCCGAACCCGGAGTCGTCTCGAGCCACCCAGCAGCCCGCCACGCCGCATACGGCACACGGTCGCGCCGCTCGCGCTCGTCCATCTTGTCGGCCGGCAGCCAGAACCACACCTTCTGCCGCCAATGCGGATCTTTCTCGGTCGGCTCAAACAGCAGCGCGAACGCCGTCAAGTCAGTCGTTGATGAAAGGTCGAGCCCGCCGTAGCACTTCCGGTCGAGCAGCAACTCGTCGTTGAAATCGGAATCCTTGGCGCCCATCCAGACTTCGCCGCCGATCCACGGTGACTCGGCATCGGTCCACTGGCAGAAGTTCAGCCGCCGGACAATCGACTCCTTGCCCGGCATCCCGATCGCTTCTCGTACCTGCTCCTGGATGTACCGCTTCGGGATCGTCACGCCGAGCAACGGATTCGCCTTGAACCAGCAGTCCTCGTCAGAGAACGGATCGTCCTTCTCGTCTAACGCACAGACATAACTGAAGAACGAATCGTCCTCGAGCGTGCCGTCGGCAACTCGCGTAGCGTATTCGTGGTAGTGCCAGCAGATCGACTGCTTGTCTGTTCCGCTGTTAGTGATCAGGAAGATAAGTGCCTGCCGGCGACCTTTCGTGCCGGCCCGCATCATCTCGACCATCAGGCCCGTCTTGTGCTCATGCACCTCGTCGAGCAGTGCAACATGCGGCCTCGGACCAGACTGTGCGTTGTCTGCAGCAAGCGGACGGAAGAAACTGCCCGTCTTCAGATATGCCAGGTTCCACACCGGGTTGCGACCGGACTTCGTCAGGTTCGCCGCCAGGTGAGGCGACTGATCAACCATAGCTACAGCGTCTCGGAACAGGATCTGAGCCTGGTCCTTCTTGGTCGCAGAGGCGTACACCTCGGCTCGAGCCTCGTTGTCTGCCGTAAGACCGTACAGTCCGATCGCCGCCGCTAGCGGTGACTTGCCGTTTCCCTTGCCCTGCTCGATGAACGCAAGCCGGAAACGCCTGGCGCCGTCAATCCGCAGCCACCCGAAAAGCGACCCGGCAATGAACTTCTGCGACACATGCAGATCGAACGGCTTGCCCTCAAACTCACCGCCGTTCAGCCGCAGAACATGCGAGCAGAACCGATAGAACCGATCCGCAGACTCCGGCGACCACACCAATCCTCGTTCGTGACCAGTCTCGAGATCCCGTAGATGCCGAGCACACTGCGCCCGTACATGCGGCCCCGCAATGATCTTTCCGTCAACGACGTCGCGCGCATATTGCGTCGCCGGATCAGTTGAAGAACTCGGCTGCCGGGTCCGTTTCTGCTTCGTCGTCATCGTTGTGGACGCTGACCCTCGAGCGCGCTGCAGGCGTAAAGCCCAACTCCGAACTCGTCTTGATCAGGATCTGCGCCTGCTTGTTCATCACACCCACCCAAGGCGCTTGAATTTCGTTGCCATTGAGCGTGGTGATCGTGTAACCTCTTTCATTGCAAAGCAGAGCCGCATCCTGATGCGCTGACGCCGATACCACCCACGTCAGAAAGATCTTCCGATCAACCCCAGTCAGCAAACCAGCAGGCGAATTCTTCACCGCCTCTTCCCAGATCTCACGTTGCGTTTCCGATAGCCACTCAGGCGCACGACCAATACCAAACCTCGGTTTTGGCTCGTTTTTGTTTAACGGACGCTTGCCTGGGTTGCCAGTAACAAGCTTTAGCGCCGTCGGCGTCGGTTTTTGGCCCATATCTTCGTAAACCCCGTGAAGTCTTACTGCGGCACTGCGAACGGAGG